AAAGACTTGTATGATTCTATTGACATAAAAGTTAATGAACTTAAGGCAAGTATTTCTAAGTACGATGTTATTGATTATGCGGTAAGAACAGATGAAGCAAAAGGTGCAAATGGACAACATATTTTAGATGTACTTAATAATTTAAGAGAAAACGGAGAAGCATATAGAAATGTAGGAAGAATGCTTTTTGGAGATATAGAGAATTCTCAATATCAAACTGGAAAACCGATTACTGTTGTTGCTACACACGGAACAAACTCAGACAAGTTATTAAAGACTATGGAGTTTGACTCTAAGTATCTTGGAGAAAGTGGCAGACACGGAGACGCAAATGATTCAATCGGAGCGTTTTTGGCTGGCTCAGAAGAAACATCTAGGTTTTACTCAGAGCCATCTAATTTAGATGGTAAGCCAGACAATAAACTAAGGCAAGTTCGTGCTTTAGTTAAGATGGAAAATCCTTTAGTTGTTGATGTTAATTATAGGTCTTTTGATAAAAATCTATATAAGAACATTTTTGATAAAGCAAAAGCAGGTGGTCACGATGGAGTTGTTATTCAAAATGTTTATGACGGAGGAAATCCAGATACTGTTTATGTTGCGATGTCTGATAAACTAAAAAGCAATACGGCTATTATCGACACAGTTGAATCTACAAATCCTAAATTCTTTGAAGCAAATAGACCATCAACCCCAAGGGGAACTGAAAAACTTTCTGACCTTGTTAAAGGTTCATTTAAAGTTAGAGAAATTGTTAGAGAAACTGGATTTGATAAGTTCATTAATGACGCAAGACTATCTGGAAGATTAATCGAAGGTCGTAGTTCAACTGATTTTGCAGGTAGACCTGTAGTTATTATTAATTATGATAACTCTGGTGTCTGGAGATTAACTGACTCTGTTACTGGAGAAACTATTGGTGAAATTAATGGTGGTGCAATGCACAATATTATTTCTGGTAAAATTAATAAAGATAAACAACCTGCTGTTCTTGCATCTGTTAATGAGTCTGGATTAAACAAAATTGAAGAAGTTAGACAACTTGTACTTAACGGAATTAAAACAGGAAAACTTCCTAAAGATACTCCATTAACATTTGTAATTAACTCTGGTACATTAGAAAAATCGTTAAGTCATCCTCAAGTTGCTGTTGCAACAACAGGACATTTAGCAAGATTTTTACAGCAAGGAATAATTTCTGCTGAAGATTTAAATAATGTTGTTATAAATATGTCAGAGGCTTTTGTTATTAAAAAAGTAGGAGGTGTAGAGACTAAAATTGCTACTGGTGTTAAACTTAAACATTTAATTGATAAGACACCACGAGAACAAATTTCGTTTATTCAAAATCAATTCTTAAAACAAGACAAATCTACATTTGATGAAAGAAGTTCAACAATGGATAGATTAGTTATGTCTTTTGGTAAACTTAAAAGTGTTAAAGGAAATGCAGATTACTTTAAAAAATTCTTTGGCAATGAAGATTTTAACCCAAGTGGAAAAGGATTTAAAAACGAATTCTTAAAAATAACAGATGACCCAATGTCAAGAAATGCACAGGGTGAATCTATTGGTTATGGTAAAATTGTTGCAGTTTTAGAAGTTCCATCTAATGTACCCATTGTTGGTGTTGGTGGAGGTCATACTGGATTCCCTGTTGACTACAGAAGCGATAAAGGAAAAGGAAAATATAATTCTGCTGTTATGTCTGTTCTTGACCAGCCAATTAAGATTGAGGATATGTTGAATAGACCTTCTAATAAAGATATTGGAACTCATTATAAAACAGACTCTGGACTAACTAGGTCAACATCAGAACATATAATGACAACAACTGCAACATTTGGAAGCGGTGTAGTAAAAGAAGGAAGTCATACTAATAGAACTCCAACACCAGAATCAGAAATGTTGACTGGTTCAGATATTAAGGCTAACTATAAACCTTCAGAGCAACAAATGAAATCTGAGTTTATTGGTAAGCAAGCAGAAAATAATCCATCTAAAATTAGTGGTCTTAATTTAGGGTTCAGTCAAAACACTAAAGACATTAAAGGAGTTAATATGGTTACATTAACAATAGATAAGCCACAATCCAAAGGACAGGCTGGAGAGCAAATTGGTATTATTATGGCTAAGATTTATGATGATGGAACTGCTAAAATTGATGATGTAAGAGTAAATTATCCAAACGAAAATAAAGGTTATGGTAAAATTTTATACAGCGAACTTGCTGAAAGACTTAGACACCTAGGAGTAAAAGAAATTATTGGAGATATTATAAATACAGAAGGAATACCTCAAAAAATAAGAGAAAAAGTTATTGGTAATTCTCGTACAGATTATGATTCTCCATCAAATATTTCAGAGTCTGGTTATAAAACTGTTTCTACATTAGATGCTAATACTAGATATAAAGTTTCTGAAGAAGTAAAAAGAGGTGTTTCTGCAATCGATTCAACCATTGCAAAGATTAACAAGGTTTCTGTAGTTTCATCTGTTATTACTAATGCGTTAGATGACTTCAAAGAGGCTTTAAGAAAGCAAGACGCTACTGATGAAATTGTGGTTAAGGAAGTTGAAGAAACTCATTCTGCTTTGCTTGATGTTCTTAATAACGAAATTAAGTCTTCTTCAAATGCTTCTAAACCAGACCTTCTTGCAATCAAGAAAAAGGTTGAGTCTTTAGACAGAAGACTTGAAAACAATTCAAATAGAATAAACACCAAGATTGAAAAGCAAAAGCAAAAGAGACACGAAAGTCTTCAAAGAGACTTAGATGAAGGTGCTGACCTTGATGCTGAAGAAATGCTTGCAGAAGAACAAAGAAAAGAAGACGCAAGGATTAATTATGAAAGAGATATGGAAGAGGGTGCTGATATTGAATCAGAGCAGTTAATTGAAGAAAGCAATGCAATCGAAGACGCTAAACTTGCTGAACAAAATAAACCAGAACAAGTACAGCCATTAGAACAGCCAATCAATCAGCGTGATGTATGGAGGCGTTATGTAAGTGAGAAAACTCCTAACGGCTCAATAACAAAGAACTCAGCAGGATTTTCTATTATTCTTAACGGAACTAAGTTCCGTGTTTATAACCCACAAAATGTTTTGTTAGGAATCTATACAGACCTTGAACAAGCCAAACGGAGAGTTCAACGAGAAGAACCTAAGCAACTATGAACTCTACTGACCCAGATTTAATCGGAGCAATCCAAGACTTTAAAAAAGGAGGCTGGGTTATTGCTTTGCTTGGTGCTTTAGGTATGTTTGCTAGGCTTATATTGACTGAGGAAAAATATAGTTTCTTTGTATGGCTTAGGAAGATTATTGCTGGTGGCATTGTAGGTGTATTGGCTTACTTTGCCCTATATGGAACTGATATAGCCCCTATCTATAAGAGCGTTATTTATAGCATCTCTGGCTCGCTTGCCCCAGAGATTTGGGAATTCGTTAGACGCAAGTTCAAGAAGGAAACAAAATGAGATTACTAATTTGCTTGACATTATTGTTAACTGGGTGCATAAGCAAGCCAGACAATACAAGGGTTATGGAATCTTTAAAGTCTGAGGTAAGCCAGACTGTTAAGTCTAGTATTGTACCTAGTATCGTTCCAAGCGTCTCGACAGACCATACCTTAATCTACTCCTACGCTGGCGTAGGGCTGTTTGTTCTTGGGGCATTGGTGTCAGCCTTCCTTAACAAACAAAACGGCTTGGTGCTAATCCTATGCGGTATTGCTAGCGGTGCTGTGCCTTATGTGGTAACATCTAGTTACTTTGCTTGGATTTCCGCAGGGACGCTAGTATGCGTCTCTGGAATTGGTATATGGTATTTACGCTGGAAGGCTGTACACGAAGCCAATGAAGAAGAGCAGGAAGATAAAGCCTGAGCCAATCAAGGTTAGGATTAGGTTTGAGGAACTAGGAGATAATCCACCTAGCGGAAGGAACTCAACGAACTTCGGGGAGTGCAACCCTCCAAGCAGGGAGATTGTAATAGACCCTAGACAGACGGAGCAGGAAATGATTGATACGATAGTCCACGAGGTCTTGCATATTATCTATCCAAAGACATCAGAGGCTGTCATAGCGTCAAACGCAACAACTATTGCAAGAGTATTGTGGGGTCTTGGCTATAGGTCTAAATCTATACCAAAGTCTTAATCCTGCCAGTAGTCTTTAGGTACTGTCTCTACAAAGATTGGAGATTTTTCTCCTATATAATTACCTAGTATGTTGTATAGAAAATAATCCTCTGCTGTATCTAAATCCATTAGGTCATTGTCCATCAAGTTTTTGATAATATCTGAAGACGAGTACACGGCAACATAGCCTATGTTTGGCAGGTTTGATATACCAATAAGTGCTTCCTCGTATCCATCAAGAATCACAATGTCACCCTCAAATGACATTAAGAAGTCTCTTAGTTTTTCTTGTTTGCTTTTTTTTCGGTAAACCATTTTAAAGATTTAATACTTGAAAATTTATAATAAGGTTTAAAACAAACAGTTCCATTAATGTTTATACATTTGAACTTTTTGGTTTCGATTTTGTCTGGGTTGTTTTTAAACATATTAAGAATATATCTATTTGCTGTTTGCTCAGATATGTTTAACTTCTTTTGCATATCTTGTCGGCTAATCCAGCCATCAGGTATTTTGTCGGGCTGAGGAGATTTTAGTTCTAAAACTAATTTTTTAAGTGTTAATGGGTTCATTTGTTTTTAATGTCGAATGTAGGGTTTTCTAGAACTGTAAATTGGTCAGAACGAAAGTGGCGAATTCTTCCGTCTGATTCAAGAACAATAGCAAAAACATCGTTAGCGAATGTGCCACCATCTCGTACATATATAACCACACCACCACCAAGAGGAGTGTTGACGAGAATAGGATTTTTAAATTCATAAATCATTGTACAGGTGGTTTAGGTAAAGGTATCCAATGCGTTGGATGTAAATAAACTGAATCTTTTTCATAAGAAATCCAACCTTCGTGAGCACTATATCTCCAATTTGCAGTTCCTTCTTTTTTGCTTCGTTCAATATAATCTTCTTTTGATGACCATCTGACAATGCAAGATTTTTTGTTTTCAACATTAAGCCCAAGTATCCAAGTCCAATCCCTCGGAGCAGTCTCAATCGGTTGCCATTCTAATTGTTTTTTTAGTTTTTCATAATCTTTGTAATCAATCCACATTCCTGTTTCTGATTCTTCACATTTCAATACAGCAGTTGCTGTTGTATATGCGGATACATTAAGACCAGCGTATAAATCATATCTTTTAGGTTCGTTGCTCATAGTGTTGGTTTAATATTTGTTAATTCATTATACATCAATTCTAATAATTTTTCTTTTCCAGTAATTGAAAAATTTTTAATTGCAGAATTAGTTAATTCTATTGGTTTGAAATGAACTGTATAATAAAACTTTTTATTAGTTATTGGGATTGTTATATATATAGAATATGTTATTCTACTAAGCAAAGGTTCAAGTTTTGATATGTGGTGATTAGTTCCATCTTCTTCAGTCCATTGTTTATTTTGTAGTTCAATCCATTCTACTGATGGAATATGCTGTTTAATATGTTCGTTGCTCATAGTCCTTTAACGGAATATATGAATTGTTTTCCTACCTTGTGGGCTTGCCAAACCTTCCAGTCGTTACCTTGAACGAACCCATAAAGCCAGCCAGAACCCCATTTGGAGGTTGCTAGTCGGTTCTTGGCGTAGCCCATATCCTCTTTACGGCATAGGCATCCACCAGAGAAACCAACAGCCCCTCCGTGTCGTCTTGCGTTAACTTGTTGGATTGAGTGCAGGTGTCCCATAATCAAAGCACCACCCTGTTCTGCGTAATGAATAGCGTGTTCTTCAACAGCACGAACTCCACAGGTATATCCGTGTACAAACTTTATCTTACCTAATGTATGTACTCCTAGGTCTGCGTGCCAAGGGTATATTTTTTTACACCCATTAGCCTTAAGGTGGTTATAAATGCTTTCCTGTAAATCAATGCAATAATCTCTAAGCATACCATTTGTTGACTCCTCAATGATTTGATTAAGTCTGTCATCGTGGTTTCCGTTAAGAAAGATGCTAGGCTTTGCACGAGATATGAAATTTTTCCCCTGTTTAATGTCTTCAACTAAAGACTCGCTTTCTTCTTTCTTGCCAGCACCCCTGCGGATAGAGCGAAAGTCAAATGCGTCACCAAGCATAATGACTTCATCTGGGTCATATAATTTAAGGAATTTGTAGAACTCATTTGCTACATCTTGGTCTATCATATCTCCGTGGGTATCCCCAACGGCTACGAATTTAATTAGTTTGGACATAAATTATGCAAGTGGGTTTTTAAATTCAGTATCTATGTTAACATATTCAGCACTATGAAGAATTGCTTTAAGATATTGATTTTCAGTATCAAGTTCTGA